AGATCGACGGAGACACAATCAATTTGAGCGGACACCCGGCTCGTGTAGACGGATACGAGGTCGATTGCGCCGAATGTGTAATGTCCGCTCTCGACGAGTGTTGCGTTGCCCTGAGATGTATCCAATATCAGCCGCAGCCCGCCCGACGACTCGAAATAAGCCAGACCGTCGGCGGTCCCCTCCCAAGGGGGCGACTCGATAGATGCGACGTAATTGAGCCCCGCCACCCGCGCAATGCTCGACGTAGCGACGGCGGCGACGGCGGACTCGCTGCCGGAGTAATCCACGCCCTTGATGAGATAGGAGCCGATCATGGCAGGAACGGTGATCGCGGTCGAGGATGCACTCGCCTTGGTGACCAGATCGACGGACCCCGCCCATGTCGCCCCAGACGTCAGCGGTGACCAGCGTATACGATAATGACTGAGGTCGGCGGCGATCAGGGGGTCCCATGACAGGTGGGCACCCGAGCTTATGATGTTGCATGCAAAACCGGTCACGTCGGCGGGGGGCTCCGATTGCCCGACAACTGTCTCGTACACGGATGCAGACCACGAGGATTTAGGCCCGTAGATTGATACGGATTGCGCCTGTATCTCGTAGGATTCGCCGTCGGAAACGGGGGACAAAATCGCCGTCGGGCTGTCTGCGTGCGCCTCCGCATAGCTCCACGGGGACGACTCGACATCCCGGTAACGCACGATGAATTTGTCCACGCGCATCGTCCCGGAGGCCTGCAGGGTGACAAATATCCGCGAGGTAATCCCGGTTGCCGTAATCAACAGTGCCGCCGTGCCGGAATCCACGCGGGTGATCTGCGGGGCCGGGGGCGCGATACGGCTTATGTCCATTGGCGACGTCGTCGAGGGGTTGAACGGGGGGATCGTCCCCTTGTCCGCATCGTAGATAGCTTCCCCGACATCGACAAGGATCAGCCTCGCCACGAGATCGTCCGCCCGCTCAATGCCTTTCACGAGCAGCTCGACGGTTTCCCTTTCCGCCTGCCCAAACATGGCCAGATCGCCCGCCTGAGGCCCGCTTGCCGTAGGGACGGGCGATTGGAACGTCAACTCCGACGTCTCGCCGACAACGGTATTGACGGAGAGCAGGAGGCTTGTATTGTCCGCATCCGCCAGACGGAAACGGCAGACGTAATTTTTACCCGCTTCCATCGACACTTTATCGTCGAGGACCACCCCCGTCGCGTTGTCGCCGTCCGTTGTGATCGACTTGACACGGCCATAGCCGGAGCCCCACAGCGGGACATCATGAGATATGCGGACCTTTGACCCCCTGCGGCAAACGAGATGCTCGTAATCCATGTACACGCTGTACGTTTCGGGCCTGAGCCGCGCCTGGGCGATATGATAGCGGCCAAACTTCCACGCCAGATCGGGACACGTGATCCCCGGAAACTCGATTGCCTCGAACAGGGTTGCGTTGACGGCGGAATAACCGTCATCATAGACGATCCGCTCATCCGTGTTCCACTCGTCGAGCTCGTTGTTAAACCGCACCCGGAACGCATGGGGGTGATGGTACAGGGTCTTTTCCGCCTGAAAACCCCAGGAATTCCGGGGGGAAATGTGTTGTACGACGGGCTTGTCGGCATCGTCCATCGTCACGCCCCATTTGCCGTCGGGCAGACAGGGTGCCGCACGAGCCGCCGCCGCAATATCCCCCAGAGTATCCCACACGGACGCCTGGAAATCCCGGACCATATTGAACTTGTACCCGCCCGCCTCGCAGAACTCGTAAAACTCCCCGAGATTATCATCGTTGATCTGCAACGAGGATCTTTTGCGGGCATTGGCGTTTGACGTGAGGACGAGTCGAAACAGTGCCGCCGGGTTGCTCGTGACGGCCTCCCCGCTCCACTTGCCCGTGATCTTATCCCAGACGGGCGCGTAGGACGACACGATCCCGCTCAGGTTGTCGATGATCCCCTGCAGCTGATCCGTCGCCTTGATCCTGATCGCCGTCATTGCCAGCGGGTGCGGGAACGGAACAGGTTTTGTCCCGATGAACGACCTCATGACGGACCAGGTGACGGTATCCAGATACTGATCGTCGGCAATGTCCCCCGTGATCCTGTTGAGACGGATCTCATACTGCTTCGCCGCATTCACCTTCCAGCGGAATCCACGCCGGATTGCCGATGTGGTTTTATCGGTGACGGTAAACGTGTGCGCTGCCGTCCAGGTTGCCGCCCCTATCTCCCTGTATTCGACGGACACGGTGACGGTGATGGCATATCGCTTGCCCTTTTTGTTGATAAGTAGGAGGCCGTGAGGAAAAAGGATGTCGACGCTCAGCTCCTTCGCTCCCGCCTTGGCTCTCCGGGTAATCGGCCCGTCGGCATGCACGAGCTCGATTCCGATTCCCTCCGTCTCGACGACATCAGGCATGAGGGTTAGGGGGGGATCGCCTTCCCGTCCTTCAACGGTTTCGATCTCGACCCCCTCGTAATTTTCAATTGGCGTGTCCCCGATCCTGATATTCTCGATTTTCAGCGGCCCGTACCCCCAGACAAACAGCATGCGGAGGTATTCATCATTCCCGAGCAGTTCCGTGTAGGGTTTCGTTCCGAGCGGGGGCACCATTTTGTGCCGCCCCAAAATAACGGGGACAGGATCGTAGGGTTTGATCTGGTTCCGCGCCCCCTGGATAAAATACGTGTCCGAATCAGAGTAGGACCTGCTCTTTTGCGACGGCTGGCGGATCGGGGCGATTGCGTCAACGAGCAGCATTCCGGCGGTTGAAACAGCCGCTCCAACGACGGCCCCATAGCCTGCCGCCGCCGCGCCCTTGAGACCCAAAGCCCCCGCGGTGCCCCATCCGCCAGCACCGCCCGCGTACCATGTAGCCGCAGCCGCCACGACAACAACGAGGATTGTCAGGATAGTGCGGAGGGGATTTTTCCCCCTGCCGCCGTGGACATGGGCGTGGATGAGGACATGGGCATCGGCGGGAGGGATCACATCCCATCGGGAGCGAGGAACGGGTACGCCGTCGATCTCTACGAGGACATCGTAATAGCGGCATGCGGGATGAGTGCCCGATACCTCGTACATCCGTGTGACGATCTGCATGATCGTGAGGCCTTCCGGGGCTTCCATGACCTTCGGGGCCAGGAACACGGACGGGCTGATTATGATCTGCCTGTCATCCTGCATAACGATAAAATCCCTCTATCCTGTGCCGCCATTCGAGGCCGGCGTACTCGTCAACCATTGTGTCCGTCCCTTCCAGGACGTGGAGCATGCGCCGCTTGTCGATGACGAGGCCGACATGCCACGCATATTCGCCGGTCCTGAGCATGACTACATCGTACAGCGCCGGGACCCCGACTTTCCTCCACTTGAGCTTTTCTTCCGCCATAGCACGGGCGACCCGTTTCAGGCAGCCGATTGTATTCCGGGAATAGATTCCCCTGATCCCCGGCAGATCAACCCCGAGGCGATCCCGGTAAACGAGACAGACGAGGCCGTAACAGTCCAAGCCGTCCCGATCCCGGCCATCAGGGAGAAACGGAATACCTATGTAATCATCGGTCCACATCAGAACACCCCCGGGAATCCCGACGGAGTGAACGTCCCGCAGGGGAATGGTTCGCGCATGAGCGTTTCCATCCTCAGTGTCCCCGAGATCGTCACGGAATCGTAGGTAATATCGGCCAGGAGGAACTCGGGCCATTGCGCCTCGACGGTATCGGGTGTGTTGTCCATGACGAGCTCTACCGTGACGGCCGGCGGGGATGAAATGGATCGGATCGTCTCGACGTACTGCCGGTGGATGTTGTCGATCTCGAGGGTGATGTCACCCGGTCCCGCCTCCGTTTCATCCGGCAATTTAATGCGGACGGGGAGGAACAAAAACGTATTCCCCCGCGATATGGTGCCGTAAACGACATCCGTGTCGGTGGTGTACTCCTCGATCCGCTGTGTTGGGTCCGTGCTGATCCTGATCGGCTCCGCAAGGGCATCATGGGTGATTGTCACCAGGGCAATGAGGACGCGCCCGGTTTCCTGTGCATATGCGGATTGTCGGAAATTGAGAGAAACGGACTGTGACATCAGGGCAATATCTCCAGGGACAGGGACAGGTTGAAATATCCGCTTTCCGCTGTCCATGACGGGACTTCGGTAAAACGTATTTCGACGGCGCTTTCCGGTTTTGTCGGGTCGTGCCACGAAAAACGCAGTGTCCCGGACAGAAGGATGTCGTCGTAAAATTCCCGGAACGTTGCGAGCTGCTCCCGAGTCAGAATCACGCCGCCCTTAACTTTTCGGGGTGCCGCTGTCGATCTGCGTCGGACTTTGGCCGGACCAACATCCATATTGGATCGCAACTGATTATCCCCCGGCGATTCCCCGTATCCGGCTATGAGCAAATCCTGAGGAAGGGTTATAGGCCACGTCGGTACACTCATCTCTGTATCAATCCCTCCCGCGCGCCGAATGTCTGCCTCAGCACCCGATTGGAGCTGCTTCCTGCCTGTCCCATTTTTTTAGCGACGGCCTGGTCGATCATTACATCGAGCTGCAATCCCTGGGATGTCTCGGACTGTTGCGTTGACACATCGGAGCCGTTATTGTTGATGATGTTGATCTTGATGTTATTCCCGCCGCCGGATTTGACACCCAGGTCCCCGCCGGGTAGACGGGTCAGGGGCATAACCGCTTCCGGTCCCGCCTCACCCATAAGGCCCATTCCTTGTGCCATCGGGAAAATCGTCGAACGGGATACCACGCCGCCACGGGCAAAGGGGGTTATGTTGCCATGGGAGAAGACGCCGCCCTTTGCGACGGCGGCGGTAACACCTCTAACCGCCCCGCCTCCTGCCCCTGCCCCGCTAAAAAAACCCGACACGGCCCCGGAAATCCCGGACATTAACGGCTGCATCATCGTCTGGTAAACGATCATCCTCAGAATA